GCCCGTGTCTGCGGCGTGTCGGGTAGCTTGTGCCGCGCCACCCACCTGTCCGTGTAGAGCTGGAACAAGCGGAAGCTGCCGTCTAAGCTGGATCGGTCCTTTAAGGAGGCTTGGTGCCCCCAGCTTTGAATGTCCTTAACCACGGCTGGCTGGATTTGAGCCGGGCCTACGGCGGACCCGTTGCGGGCGTTCAGGTCCCCGGCACTCTCCATTTGGACGATAGCGAGGAATAGGATCAGGAGCTGGGATTCGGTCATTTTAGTAGATTTACTCGATTTAGTTGACGGGGATTCGCCCTTTAAGGGGATTTGCGCTTTAAGGGGGATTCGTCCTTTAAGGCGGTTTTCCACCTAATGCCCGCGCCCCGCAAAACGCAAGGGAACGCGCAAGGCAAGGTCCGGATCGCCGCACACGGGCACGAAAAAGCCGCCCCGGTCAAAGGGCGGTTGGTGGTGGCGTCGGCTGGGTCAGCCCAGCAGGGCCAGCCCGAGCCCGTACAGCAGGAAGCCCGCGCAAACGATCAACCAAACGGCGGTCACGATGAAATCGCCCTTCTTCACGACGCACCCCCCGCAATGGCGCTTGCGCGCTTCGCCCCGGTGCCGTGCGCGGGAAAACCGACGATAACGGAACGGGCACCCCTCGCGCATAGCTGGCAAGTGGCGCAAGACACCCCTTCGCGTTGCGTAGCCGGGCAAATGACAACTTTTCGTCCTGCGGGCGTCCGGGTGTTCGCGGTTTGGTTCGCGGGCAGCACGCAAACCACGGGCCCGGCTCCGGTCTCCGCGAGGGCGTCAGCGTCGGCGAGGGAATTTCCGGAGAGGTTAACGGTCAAACCCTCCGCGTTTGCTTCGCGAATCGCAGCAAGGGCCTCCGGGCTCCGCTTGTGAGAATAGGAAAACCCCCGTTTCCCTTTGTTTGCCCGGAGTAGCTGCCGAAGTTCTGAAAGGTTAACCTCTTCGCCCCTTCCGGGTAGGTCTCCGGCTTGGTTTAATCTCCAGAGCTGCCCGGCTGGCAAGCTGGCAATGGCAATGCAGAATTCGCCCCACGGCATTCCGCGTTCGCGTTCTGCTAGCTTACGCCAATGCAAGGCAATGGGGCCCGATTTAGCGTAACAGCCCGCCCCCCGAAAGGGGCAGGAAGGCGGGCAGGAATCCGGTTCCGTAGTCGAGACCGGAATGGGGCCCGTTTTAGCGTTGGCGCTTTTCAGCGTCAAGTGTGCCCACGTGCTCATGCCGCACCCCCTTTGACCTCGCGCACGATATGCACCCACCGGCCCGGCCCCAAGTGTGCCGAATCCGAAAGCCCGAAAACATTTGCCTGAAGGTTGAGGAAAAGCCGGACCGCGAGGGCATGGTTTTCCGCCGCTGCATATGCGTAATTCCACGCGAACTCCTTGCGCGGCACCGTTTCGCCAGCCGAGGTGAAAGAGCACGCAATACGCGGGCCCTTTGTATCGGTAGCGGGCAAGACCTTAGAGAGAACGGCGCGATTCATTCTTCGCCCTCCATTTCAATGCCTTCCTCGGCGAGCAACTCGGCGATCGCCTCATCGGCTTGCTCGCGAGCTTCGGCCAGCGTGGCCGCGGTGACGCCCGCGGAGAAGATGTCTTCAATTTCATCCGCCGCATTCATTACGCACGGCAAATCCGGCAAATCCGAAAGACTAAGCAAGCCTCCGGTCGCGAGGGTACAGGCTCCGCGCAATACGGAAAACGCTGCCGGGCGTGCGCCCTTGGATTCGTAAATCCTTTGCATTTTTTCAACCGCTGCCGGGCTTGGCTGACGCTGTGTGTTGGTGGTCATTTTTGTTTGTTTGTGTTTGGCTCGAGTGTCTCGAGCGCGGCAAACAATACCATAGGCACCCCTTGCGCTTCAATACGTAGTTTTACGCAATTGAATCCCGGCACCCCTAGGCAAAGGAAACATTCCCTTCAAAAGCAAAGGAGAGGCAGAGAGGACCGTAAGAGAGAGGCCAGAGTGGCGGCCAGAGTCACGGCCAGAGTGGCGAAGGAGTGGCAAGGGAAGGAATGGATTGGCAACCCTTTCCTCCCTTAAAGCCACGCCCCGCCCGCGCAGGTGTTGCTACTCACACTTGTGCTTAGGGTATTCCCCTTAGTTCTACCCCTAGGGTGGTCACCTCTTCCCAATTGGGGGGGGAGGGGGTCGGTGGGGTGGGGGGGGTGGGTAAATTGGGATTGCTCCACTAAGCCCTTTTAAAAAATTCCCAATATGTCCCTAAAAGCCGCCCTATGCGATTAGGCTTGATTTGAGCCCTTGGGGCATACCAGCATAGCCCTATGTCTAAAGAACGCGCTAAACGGGCTAGAAAGCCTGTTAGTGAGATGGCGGTGGAGATAGCTAAGTTCGGGGAGGCTGAGGGGAACTATCTGGAAAGGCGGGACCCGGCTAAGGCCGTGAAGGCTTTAGAGATGTTGGCGGAGGGGTGCTCCTTTGGGAAGATTAGGGAGGAGCTGGGGATGAAGTGGGAGACCATTAGTCGGCTAAAGGCTAGGCATCAGATGGTGTTGGAGGAGCGGAGGCAGGTGTTAGCACAGGATGCCCTTGAAGTCGCAGAGGGTTTGAGGCTACTTCAGAAGGAAAAGATGAGGATGCTGGCGGAGGACCCTGAGCAGTTGGCGCGGACCAACATCCGAGACTTGGCGATCCCTTGGGGCATCAGCATAGACAAGTACTTGGCCGTAATGGGGGAGAACAAGGTGGTGGTGGAGCATAAGGGTGCCGCGCCTAGCTTGGAGGATGCGATGAAGGCTATTGAGGAAGCTAGGGCCAAGCTGAAGGCCAGTAGCGTCGAAGTGGTGGCTAAGCCCGTGGAGGCGTGTTGAAAATACTAGGGGGTTTTTTCAACATCCAGAAAATGGAAACTAGGCTTTCCTTTAATGGCGATTCCCGGCATTAAAGAAAACTAGGCTTCCCTTTAATAATGGCCCTAGTCTGGGAACCGCACGAAGTTCTAAAGCCGCCGACTGACGAGGAGTTGGCGGCGATGGAGCCGCAGGATGTCCTGAAGCTCCACGAGCTTTACCACTCGGCTATCTCCAATAGCAGGCGTGACCCCTATCGGTACGGGTGGAAGCTACCTCATTGGCGGGATGCCGAGGAACTATTGGAAGTGCATAGTGAGCTGCTGGTTAGCGGCGGGAACAGGTCGGGCAAAACCTCCTTTGCCGCGCACGCCATTGTGAAGGCGGCAGTCGAGAACCCCGGCTCCGTCATTATGTGCTTTGCCCAGAATGCGGATGTGTCCATCCGTCAGCAGCAGTCTGCGGTGTATGACGCTCTGCCGGAAGAGTTTAAGGTGAAGGTCTTAGGTACGGAGGAGAACGTGTCCTACACCCGGAAGAACGGGTTCTCCAAGTCCAGCCTCATTCTTCCAGTCAGCAAGAGCTCGATCATCTTCAAAACCTATGCCCAATTCCTTAACAACGACACAATCCTTGAGGGTGCTGAGTTGGGGTGCCGCAATCCTAGCTGGATCAACATTGGCGCTTGGTGTGATGAATATCTGGTCGGACCGGAACTCCTTAGCACTCTTCGTTTCCGCCTCGCTACTCGCAACAGCAAGCTGGTCGTTACTTTTACACCTATCGACGGCTACACCGAAGTTGTCCGAGACTACGTGCAGGGAGCGGAGACCATCCGATCTAAGCCCGCCGAGCTTCTGGGTGGCCGGAACGTCCCATACCTACAGCGTTCAAGGAACCGGGATGCCGGGATCATCTACTTCCACAGTAGAGACAACCCCTTCGGTGGTTACGACCGTATCGCCAAAGACCTAGCCAATAGGCCAGAAGCGGAGATTCTGACCCGTGCGTATGGCATTGCTACGAAGTCAGTCAGTACGAAGTTCCCGAACTTCAGCCGAGACCTGAACGTCGTAGCCCACGACTCGATCAACCTAAAGGGAACGACGAAGTATCTCATCCTCGACCCTGCTGGGCGGAAGAACTGGTTTATGGCGTGGATTGCCGTGGACCAGTCGGATACGTGGTGGATTTATCGGGAATGGCCGGATGTGAATGTCGGGGAGTGGGCGAGATGGCACGGGGGTAAGTGGATTGGGGGAGAGGGGTCTAAGGGTCTGGGTTATGGCATCCGCGATTACGTCGATCTGATTACGGGGATGGAGTCGGATACGAACGACTCAATCTTTGAACGACTCATCGACCCTCGGCTAGGTGCAGCCAAATATCAGACGCAAACCGGCGTATCGTCCGTTATGGCGGACCTTGAGGATGCGGGGCTAGTCTTCCTCCCTGCCCCCGGCTTGGACATCGAGGATGGATTGCAGGCCATCCAGACCAAGCTTTCGTACAACAAGAAGGCTCCGGTTGATTCCCTTAATCGGCCTCACCTCTACATCTCGGACCGCTGCGAGAACATCATCCAAGCCTTTCAGGAGTACACGGCGGATGGTGGGCAGGACGAGGCGTGGAAAGACCCCATCGACTGCATTCGCTATGCGGCGGTGGCCGGGATACGCTTTATCGACCCCAACTCACTTCGAACCATTAAACCGACTGGAAGGGCCTACTGATGATCGCATTCAATGACCTGTGTACGGAGCTTGGCATCACCAAGTTCCAATTAGCCAAGCTGAGGGATGAGCGTCTGGCGGAAGGAGAGTATCTGACCGTGGAGGGCCGGAAGTTCTTTACGGAGGAGGGAGCGGAGAAGCTGCGACTGGCTGTGGCTGTCCCCGAGGCTGTGCCAAAGCGTCTCCAGATGCGGGTGATTCGCCGCGCTCCTAATCCACATTGGGTCTATTGCCTAATGGAGAAGGACAAGGGACTTGTTCCCGTAGCCGTCCGACCCCGCGATTGTGATAAGCTGATTGGTAAACCGATCTTTGTCGATGTCATCACCGACGAGAAGGGAACCACCTACCGTCATGAAGTCCTCGGACGGTGACATCACCCTAAACCCCGCTTGGCAGGCCGAGCAGATGGACCGTCTGCTGGGGTTTGAGATTTTGACCCGTACCCTCACGGCTCAGTACCAGCCAATCAACCCAGAACTGCTGGCTGACAAAATAGGGGCGCACAAGGGCGTTGCGTATACAATCGTCCAGAATCTCCAGCGCAAACTGAATGCAAACTAATGACCTTAATGAAGCCCTGACCTACGTCCGGGCGGTTCCCAATGTCGCCGCGCTGAAGAACGCCTACGACACAACGATCAATGATCTGGACTGGTACTTGCAGAGTACCCGCGATTCTTATGACTACCGCCGAAACATCTGGCCGGGAAAGTCCAAGGACTTGCGTAAGCACGGGAGCGACGCCTTCCCCTTCGAAGGGGCGGCGGATTCGGAGGTGCAAGTCATCGACGAGCGTATCAACACCTATGTTGCGCTGTTTATGTCTGCGCTCAATCGGGCGCACATCCGGGCGTACCCCATCGAAATAGACGATCTGGGTCGGGCGCGGGTGGTGAGTGCCTTCCTCAAGTGGATGGTGGCCTCCTACATCCCTGACTTTAAGCGTCAGATGGAGCTGGGTGCCAACTACCTGTTAGAACGGGGGATTATGGTCACCTACATTGGGTGGCAGAAGGAAAACCGCACCTTCCTTCAGCGTTTGGATTTGGCTCAGATTGCTCAGGTGAGCCCCGATCTGGCCCAGATCATCCTCGATGGGAAGTCGGATGAGCAGGTGATTCAGCTTCTCAAGGGTCAGTTCAACAATCTAACCGACAAGCGGGCGAAGAAAGCCCTGAAGGAGCTGCGGAAAGAGGGTTCTGCCGAGTTTCCGGTGGTTCGCCAGTCGGTTAACTGCCCCAAGGTAGCTGCGTTGGCTCCTGATGGGGACGTTTTCTTCCCTGCCTACACGACCGACCCCCAGAAGGCTCCGTATTGCTTCTGGCGTGTCCTGATGACCGCTCAGGAGATCAAGAACAAGGTGGCTACGGAGGGTTGGGACTCCGAATGGGCGGACAAGATCATTGAGATGCAGGTGACTTCCGTGGATATGAACGATCCCCGGACCAACACCTCGTACACCCGCATCGCGCAGGAGCAGACGACTGAACTTTACGAGGTCATCTACTGCTATCAGCGGCTGATTTCCGAGGAAGACAAGTCCGAGGGCATCTACTGCACCGTCTTCCACAACAACTACTACGGAACCTCCGAGGAGCCGAAGTTTGCGAAGCACGAACTGCTCAACGGGTACGACGACTACCCCTTTGTCGTCACCAAGCTGGGCGAGGACAACAAACGTCTCTACGAGCTTGCCACGGTGCCCGAGCAACTACGCGGCATCCAATGGCAGGTGAAGGTTGAGCGAGACAGCCGCATCGACCGCAACAGCTATGCCACCCTTCCCGCCATTATGTACCCCGCGGGAACGCCCGCGCCTGAATGGGGACCCGGAGTTAAGGTCGCCTATCGCCGGATGGGCGAGATTCAGTTTGGGCCTACTCCTGCCTACAACCCCGGCAGCGTGGAGATGGAGCGCACGCAGATTGAGCAGGCCGACCGCCTCATGGGTCTGGACCACCAGAACCCGATGTCCCGCATCCGCCAGCAGTTCTTCGTGGATAAGTTCCTGACTCACGTCAGGGATGTCCTGCGGATGACCTACAAGTGCTATCAGCGGTTCGGTCCCGAGCAGGTGTTCTTCCGCGTAACGGGAAATCCCGATCCGGTGCGCTTTGGTCGCGGCGATCCGAATGAGAACTTCGACATCAACATCAACTTTGATGTTTTGACGACCGATCCCGAGACCCTTGAGGCGCAGCTAAACCAGTTCGTCAGCCTCCTCCAGTTCGACCGCAATGGTCGCATCAACGTGGACCGGATGCTGGAGGTGATGGCTGCGGCGGTTAATCCCCTACTAGCTGATAGCGTCCTCCAGCCTGCTCAGGAAGCCCAGCAGCAGATCGTCAAGCAGGTCACCGACGATCTGTCCAAGATTTACGCTGGCATTGAGGTCGGAGCCCGTCCTAACGGGGCTCAGGTCGCAATGCAGGTCATACAGCAGTATGTGCAGCAGCCCGACGTTTCCCAGCGGATGCAGTCCGACGAGTCGTTCCAAGCTCGTTTGCAGAAGTACATTCAGCAGTACCAGTTCCAGATGCAGCAGGCGCAGAACGCTCAGATTGGTCGGATTGGTACGCAACCGGCGCAAATGGGCGAAGTCCAGACTCAGGGTCTGAATGCAACCGGGTAAACCGGGACTCTAGTTCCTCGTACCTCGCGTTGTAGAGGATGTCATCTGCTGCGAGGACGCGCCCGCTGATTTGTTGAAGGGCTTCCGTCTTCACATCGTGGAGTTGGCGAATCCAGTACTCCCGGCCTCCCTTCACATCCCGGAGGAAGGCGAGGAAGTCTTGGCTGTTGTGCAGTCTTTCTAGGGCTTTAGGGTCCATAAATTACGCCCAAGCGGGGCTCCAACCCGCATCTTCACCACACCCCCGATTGGCCTTTCTCCGGCTGTTGGAGCCGGATATCCGGTGGGCCGCTAGCGTCCTAGCAGGTGAAATGCTATGCTTTGCACCATTGGGCGTCTAATAGCCTCAGCAATAGGGCTCTAGGTCAAGCACTAAGTCTACTGTGGTAGGATTCCGGCCATCGCATTC